ACCTATTTCTGGTAAATATGGCGATTTATTATCAAATATAGTATTAGAAATTGTTTTACCAGAAGTATCTGTTACATTAACAAATTCAGATTTAAATAATGAAATAACATTAAATTGGGTTGATAGAATAGGAGAATATTTATTTAATTCAATAGAATTGGATATAGGAGGAACTAATATAGTAAAATATACAGGACAATGGTTAAATATTCAATCTGAATTGAATTTTACTAAACAAAAAAAAAATAAGTACTATGAAATGATTGGTAAAAGTGATAGCAGAAATGATTTAAGTGTTATTTATACAAATCAAGCTAATGGAAATAAAATTTTGACTATGCCTTCTGTTAAATTATATTTACCATTACATTTTTGGTTTAATAAAAAATATACTAGTAATCTACCCATAATTGCGATGCAATTTGTTGATATCAATTTACATTTAGATATTAAACCATTAAATAAAGTATTTCAAAAAAGTATTACTGGAAATGGGTCATTATCAGAACCTATTATAAGTAATGGGAATTTAGATATCCTTACTTATATAGATTATATATTATTAGATACAGCAGAAAGGCGTATGTTTGCACAATCACCGCATGAATATTTAATAGAACAAGTTCAACTAAATCAAATTAGTTCAAATGGCAAGCTAAATAAAAATATTCCAATGTATTTTAATAATGCAGGAAAAGAAATTATATGGACTATACAATTACAGTCAGAATTAGACAAATTAAATTATAGTAATTTTTCATTAAATAATAAACATTTATTAAATACCGCATATATATCAATAGAAAATAATGATATTATTGACCCTAGAGACGCTGATTATTATCAATATATTGTTCCAATGACATACCATACAGGAAGTCCTCAAATTGGAATATATAATTATACATTTTGTGAAAAGCCAGAAGAAATCCAACCAAGTGGTTCAATTAACTTTTCAAAATTGAATAATACAATACTTCATACAAAATTGACAACAACTGACTCTGTTATTGTGACAATTTATGCATTAAGTTATAATGTATGTAGAATGTTAGATGGATATTTTTCATTGGTATTTGAATTATAAAATAAATTTGGTATAAATATATGAAAGAAAACTATTTTGATTTAGAATGAACATTCAGTTAAAAGTACTTCATAGACAATTTATTATTTTTTATAAAATTTATTTTAATGTTTTATTAATAAGTAAATGACTTCCGGGTCAATAATACAATTAATATCAAATAATGGTGGTCTAGAAAATCTTTATATATATGGTGCACCCGAAAAAACATTATTTAAAGGAATTTATAAAAGAATAACTTTATTTGCAAAAGAGCCTATAAAACAAACATTCAACGGTACTATAGATTTTAATAATAGAATTTCAAGTACAATATCAAAAAGTGGAGACTTGATTTCAAATATGTTATTAGAAATTACATTACCTAAATTAGCATGCAAGTATCCAAATAAGGATGCTAGATATATTAATAATGTAGCAAATTATATTATTAATGAAATAGAATTAGTTATTGGAGACATAGTTATAGTAAAACATTATGGACGTTGGTTACATATATGGAATGAATTAACGCAAACTAATTCACATTATGACTCATATAATTATATATCAGGAGTTAATAGAGAAGATTTAAATACAGAAAACAATATTATTTATCCTAATGGTAAATTATATGTTCCATTAAAATTTTGGTTTTGTAATAATTTAGCATCAGCATTTCCATTAATAGCATGTAGTTATCATGAAATGAAACTTAATGTATCATTTAATAGTTTAGAGTCTATAACAACTGGGACAGAAGTTTATACAACAAGTTCTCTTGGTATAGAATTATTTGTAGACTATATATTTTTAGATGAATCCGAAAGATATTTATTTGCAACAAAAAATCATGAATATATTATAGAACAATTACAATTTATGGAAGTTTCAGATATATATAATATATCTGAAACTGGATTTAGTACTGATATTTCATTAACAGGGTTTAATCATCCTGTTAAAGAAATTATATGGGCGGTTCAACAAACAAGTAATGAATTATCTACTTATTCTAATGTAATTGAAACTGCAGGATTATATATCAATAAATCTGAAAAGGTATCAATACGAAATGCTGAATATTTTAATTGGTTACAGAGTTATTTTCATCATACAAATTCTCCAGTTGATGGAATATATTGCTATTCATTTGCATTGTACCCAGAATTAATGCAGTCTTCTGGTACATGTAACTTTTCTCAAATTGATTCAGCGCAATTAAAATTTAAATTTAATACAAATGAATCTATTAAATTATATATATTTATGGTAAATTATAATGTAATACGCATAATGAAAGGAATATCTGGATTATGTTTTATTAATTAAAATTTTAAATGGTATAATCCTATTAGTTAGTTGTAAATTAAAAAATAAAAATTAATTATTAATTATTAAAATGAGTTTGCATCTTACACTTGGCCCAATGAAAGCAGGAAAATCTGATAGTATTATTAGACTTTATAATAAATTGAGTTCTATTGGTAAAAAAATATTCATTATAACTCATATTTATGATGAAAATAGAATAGGGAAAATAAATGCTATTAGAACACACAATGGGATTTATTTAGAAGCATATAGTACTAATTCATTATTAAAAATACTTAATAATGAAGAATATAAATCAGCTGATATAATCATAATAGAGGAGGCGCAGTTTTTTTTAGATTTGAAAATATTTTTACAAGATCAATTGAGCGATTTAAAAATAAACAAAGAATATTATGTATTTGGATTATCAGGAGATACAGAACAAGAAAAATTTGGGCATATATTAGATATTATACCTATATGTGACACTATAACACATCTTACAGCTTTTTGTAATATATGTAATGATGGAACTCCTGCTCCATTTACAAAAATACTTAGTAAAAATAAAAAAGAACAGATATTAATAGGAGACTACCAATATATACCTGTTTGTAGAAAACATTTATATTCTTAAAAATAATTTTGACTGTATATTAAGTAAGTAGAAAATATTTTTATTTATGGGAAAAGTGAAATGTGAAAAATGTATATAGATTATACAGTAAATAAAGAAATTTTACAAAAAAATTGCCTATAGTTCAAGCAAAAAAATTTAAAAATAATAACCATTTAATTAAAACTATAATTAAATGGCTATCGAACAACAAGATTTTAATATTAAACATAAGGTTAAACTTAATGAAAATAACACAGAATTAAAGATGTTAAAAAAATATATTTATGATTGTGAAAAAAATTATAATTGTAATGATTCTATTTATACTGATATTAAAAATAGAATCAAATTGTTAGAAAAAGTGAGTACCACTACACAGTGGTATCTGTAGTTTAAAAACTTAATTTAATTTATTATAATAAATAATATATTCACCTAAGCGGCAAAGCTTAGTCCAGCCATTCCAGACACAAGACGTAAAACGTTGTAGTTAACCATATATACATGTGATTGAACAGCAGTTAAAGTTCCAAGAGGGGTAATTGATAATTGTGCAGTGTCAATTCGCGAGAAATTGCAGGTACCCGTGGGTTGGTGCTTTTCTGGTTCAGTAGCAAACGAATAGACATAAATACCAGTAGCAGGTCCACGGGAGTGATGGAAATATGGTTGAACCCAGTTAAAGTATTCACCAGAGCGTTCAGAGAAACGATCATTACCGTTGAGAATGAGCTTAGCTTTATCAACAGTTTGACCACCGGTTGCATTAGCAAAGTCGGATGGTTGTGCATTCATATCTGTTGATACTAACTCAGCGTCTCGTTGAAGAACGAATACAATTTCCTTTACAGGATGGTTAAAGCCATCAAGACGACGCGTGAAAGTAGAAGATGTAGTTCCATGAGATTCAGCAGAAGGATATTGAAGTTGCTCAATAAGATATTCATGAGCACTAGTAGCGAACTTACGGCGTTCATCATTATCTAGGAAGACATAGTCAACATAAAGGTCAGCAGATAAAGCTCCATTTGCTGTTACTGCTACAGTACTTCTTGAAACTTCAGATAAAGATGCAAAAGTAATATTAACTTTAACTTCGTGGTATTGACATGCAATAAGAGGGAAAGCTAGAGCGTAGTTATTACAAAACCAAAATTGAAGAGGAACATATAATTTCCCAGGAGCGGATAATGGATCGGCAGCGGTCGTAACATCATTACGATTCCCAATCATCTTATCGTGAATTGCATCTTTCTCAGCAGGACGAGTAAGTTCTTGCCAGATATACATCCAGCGACCATAATGCTTAACAATAGAAATACCGCCAATTTCTAATTCAACTTCCTTTAGTAAGTGATAACCTACATTATTTACATATTTAACATCACCTCCATCACCATCAAGTTCAGGTAAAGAAACTTCAAGAACCATCTTGGACAACAGATCACCATTACGAGCAATCTGGCATTGGACACGGTTACCGAATCCAACTGAACCATTGAAAGTCTGCTTAACAGATTCCATGGCGAACATAGTTACACGCTTAAAATACGACTGGAAAAGAGTAGCTTCAGGCTTGCCATTAATCATGACATTTTGTGGCCCAACTGCAACTAACTGAATAAGAGCGTTTCCCATTTTTTATAATTAATATGAGAAAAAAATATTTTAAATTTACTATAGATTTTATTAATTATGAATATAATTTAAAATAATAATTAATTAAAAGTTTTGTATCAATTTTATATATTATAGTTTGGTGATTCAGTTAAAGATATGATAGAACATACGGTAAAATTATAAATTCTCTTTGCCATAATCAAGATTTTATTTATACAGAATATAAAAATACTACTTATACATTTTCTTCTATTTTACAAAAAACTAACTATTTGTTTAAAAACTAAATTAAATTTATTATAATAAATTATTATAATAAATAATATATTCACCTAAGCGGCAAAGCTTAGTCCAGCCATTCCCGATACAAGACGGAGAACATTGTAGTTAACCATATACACATGTGATACCCAACCAGTTCCATATGCTGTCGCAGTATTAGGAGTTAATTGTAATTGAGCAGTATCAATACGTGAGAAATTGCAGGTACCCGTAGGTTGGTGCTTTTCTGGTTCCGTGGCAAAAGAATAGACATAGATACCAGTAGAAGGTCCGCGAGTATGGTGAAAGTAAGGCTGAACCCAGTTAAAGTAATTTCCATCACGAGATGAGAAGCGATCATTACCATTAAGAATTAATTTAGCATCACTAATAGTTTGTAAAGTACCAGCAGCATCGGCAGCAGCAGATAAACCAAAATCAGACGGTTGTCGAGATGCAATTTCACCAAAATTAGTTTGGTCAACATCAGAAAGTCTCTCTGTACATTGAAGAGCAAACACAATTTCTTTTACAGGATGATTGAATCCATCAAGACGACGAGTGAAAGCAGAAGTTGGATCACCATGAGATTCAGAAGAAGGATATTGAAGCTGTTCAATAAGATATTCATGAGCGCTAGTAGCGAACTTACGGCGTTCATCATTGTCAAGGAAGACGTAGTCAACATAAAGGTCTGCTGATAAAGCTCCAGATGCAGTTGGAGCATTAGCAGAATTAGAGCGAGCAACTTCAGATAAAGATGCAAAAGTAATATTAACTTTAACTTCGTGGTATTGACATGCAATAAGAGGGAAAGCTAAAGCATAGTTATTACAGAACCAAAACTGTAGAGGAACATATAATTTTCCTGGAGCAGGTAACGCTCCTGATACAGCAGTCGTAACATCTGTACGATTCCCAATCATCTTATCGTGATTAGAGTCTTTCTCAGCAGGACGAGTAAGTTCTTGCCAGATATGCATCCAGCGACCATAATGCTTGACAATAGAAATACCACCAATTTCTAGTTCAACTTCCTTTAGTAGATGATAACCTACATCATTTACATAACTTATATTTCCTGTGATATCATTAAGACCAGGTAATGAAACTTCAAGAACCATCTTGGACAACAGATCACCATTACGAGCAATCTGGCATTGGACACGGTTACCGAATCCAACTGAACCATTGAAAGTCTGCTTAACAGATTCCATGGCGAACATAGTTACAC